GAGGATGTCGGTCTTGCCGACGTTTATGTCCCTGATCAACAGGGTTGTCTCGAGGTATCCACTCGTGATGGTGGCACATTGGCGGTTAGTCGGGCGGAGGCCCGGCGTAGCGCACCCAATGTTGTCACTCTCGGGGTGGCCAAGACCAAGGGGAAGCATCGTGCTGTTACCATGCAGCCGGCTCTTGTTAAAAGAGTGTTGTCTCCCGTGCATCGAGCCCTGTACAATCATATCACCTCGTTCGGGTGGTGTGTTCGTGGGGACGTGACGAAGGAAGCATTCGAGGCGGTCGCTAATGATAGGCGGAAGGGAGAGTCCTTCATCAGTGGAGATTACTCATCTGCCACTGATAGGATATTTCTCCCGGCCGTGGAGTCTATCGTTAGTGTCCTTGTCGAATGTAAGGACCTCAATTTTGAGGAGCGAGATCTGCTCTGGGCATCGTTTTCCGATATCCAGTGTAAGCTGCAGCGCTGCTTCGGGGAGTCTGTCCCCGTGTTGAGGGGTAGCATGATGGGTAACTTGATCAGTTTTCCCATCCTTTGCATCCTCAACAAGGTCTGTTTCGACCTTAGCTGCGACCTGGTATCCGGTAGGCCAGGTATCTCGAGGGTGGGGAGATTCAACGGTGACGATTGCTTGTTCGCAGGTGATCGTCATTTCTTCGATGTCTGGCAGAGTGTCACGTCTGCTTATGGCTTCGAAGTGAACGTTGAAAAAACGGGATTCTCATCCCGTTGGGGAGAGCTGAATAGTCGGGTTTACGATTATCAGCGTCACAGGTTCGTCGGGAAGCCTGTGCTCTCCTTTCTCCGTCCCGAAGAACGATCAGCACCCGGTTGCATCCTTTCGGATGTTCTCTCCGGGGTATCATCGTTTCGCCTTTCCACTCAGAAGTGGGTGGTTTGCGAAATGATGCGTTGGGAGATTTCTCTTAGAGAAATCTGCCTGGCAACTATACCCCGTGGCTGGTTGTCCTTTCTCCTCAAAAGGAGGTGGTTTAGAGATGCTGTCTCTAGACCGCCTCCCGATATCCTTGAGTCTGGTGTTAACAGGTCCGTACCTGTTAAGATAGGGCCCCCCCCTCGGGAGCCGTATCGGAAAATGGTGGAGAGGTGCACCACGATCCTTACGGATCGTTGTGTATCTCATTGGATCGGACGCCGTGTCCGACCCTTCAAGAGGCGACTTGATCGCCGTTCTCCACGATTTTCCCCCCAGATCCGCAGCCCATTCTACTATCATCTTGTCCGTCGCTGGTCCTATGTCTGGCCGGCGAGCCTCCTCTCTTTCTTTGAGAGGACGCATCCTGAGTGCTTGCTATCCGATAGCGAATGTCTCGAGGAATGGATGGATGATTCTCCTTTGCTCCACGTTGTGGCGACTTTGGAGACGTGCCGTCCTAGGCACGGGCAGAAGACGTTCTTTTCCGTCCCTTCGCAGTTCCGTAGTGAATTCCCCTTGGGCTATTCCTAGTCTGCGACGGTAGGCGCCTACTGTAACAGGGAGGTTACACTCTGGCTCTCTCGATCGTGATTGTAGATGAGAGGTACTGTTGGTACCGTTTTGGGGGTAAGGGTAAGCCGGGGAGACTCTCTGAGTCCCGGCTCCGCTGTAAGCCCTTGTGGTTTAGCCGGGTCTAGTTTCGGCTGGGCGAGGTCCCCCCCAACAAGGGGACCGTGTAGTGAAGTTAGGATTGGTTGGCCCGTACCAAGTACTTGGCGGGAAAACCCCCGACGGCTTTCAGTAGTCGTCGTCTGCAGCGGCATGTTATGCTCCGTCCCACTATGTGGGAAAAAACAGTTTGCATACGTTATGAGACCGACAAAGGCGGTATTCGGGGGGAGGGCCTATGGCCAATCCTTTCTTCGTGAGGACACGGCTTGTTATAGGGAGAAGTTTCCATAACTCCCTTCCACAAGGCAGGTGAATTGTGAGGTTGGGTACGGACGCGCTACACGCGCATCCTCCTCACATCCATCCAGAGTAGTCTGCCTTCACTTCTTCGTTTGTTAAGGAGTGTGATCGCCAGTGAGATACCTGTCTCTGGGCG